TGCGTTAAAAGGCGTTAGCGGAATAATTAACGGATTAGGTTCAGTACTTGGAGGCATGGTAGGAGTTGCTACTAATTTAAGTAACGAATTATTACTAGGCGGAAGCCAACTTTCTGATTTTACAAGACATTTACCAATTGGTCCATTACAAGGTGTGATAACAGCGGTCGAAGGGCAAATAGATAGTTTTAGAAATTTATCAGATACTGGTGCTACGTTTGGTAACAACATGTTTGAGTTACAGCGTATTGCTGGACAAGCGGCTATACCAATTGGTGATATGACTGAGTTATTAAAAACAAATGGTTTAGCAATGAGAACATTCGGAGGCACTGTAGGATCGGGTGCTAGAAGTTTTGCCGGACTAGCTAAAGAATTTAGACAAAGTACAGTAGGTAGAGATTTAATGGCTATGGGTTTTACAACTCAAGACCTTAATGAAAACTTATTATCCTATAGTGAAATTATGCAACAAACAGGTAATAGATCGAGAATGTCTAATTCTCAATTACTTGCTGGTACAGCGGCATACACTAAACAACTTGATGCTGTAGCTAAATTAACAGGTAAAAGCAGAAAAGCACTTGAAGAAGAAATGAGACAAAAGAATTCCGATATCAGAATTCAAATGGCGCAACGTGATATGACTGCCGAAGCGGCAACACAATTTACTGCTAACTTAGCAAGAGCCGGAGTACACAGTCAAACATTTGAACAAGCATTACTTGATATGTCAGATGGATTGGAACATGAAGAAGTGACAGCACATTTAGGAAGTATGAGTGACACTTTTAGAAGAGATGCCAAAAATATTTCTAAAATGTCAGCAGATGAATATACAGCATTTGTTACCCAAGTTCGAAAAGAAGGATTAGAATATGCTGATGCTATGGGAAAAGAAGCAGTTCAACAAACTATCAAAAGCGGTAGTGCGTTAGGTGAAGCATTTAAAACAATAGGTGAGTTAGGTAAAGTTGCTGACGGAACACCAGGTAAAGTTGAAGCTGAACAAACAGCTAGAGACAAAGCCACAACAGCAATGACAACTCTAGCAGAAAGTATTAACGAAATTAGAGGTGCTATTGTTGACGATTTATTAGGTAGTCAAATATTTAAAGATCTGTCAGACGGACTCGGTGATATGATACCTAGTCTAGAAACTGTTAAAGAAACTTATAATAAACTAAAAGCATTGTTTGACACACATGTACAACCTAGCATTGACGAGTTTGTTAAGTATTTAAAAGGTGACGGTATGAAAGATCTTTCGGCACTAATAACAAACCTCCAAGATTTATCTGAAAAATATTTGCCTAAGATAAAAGATTTCTTTTCAAGATTACTTGATGATCCTGGTACAACATTTAAAGAAGAAATTTTACCAGCGTTAAAAGATGGTCTTGTTGCTACATTAAAAGGTCTTTTTAATACTGAATTTGGATTAACATTAGCCGGACTATTGATATTAAAGTTGTTCACTGGAATGAATCCATTTGGTATAGTTGCTAATTTACTTATAGCAGGAGTAATATCGTTTATAGGATGGGATAATATTAAATCATTCTTTATTAGTGCATTTGAATCAATTACCGATCTTTCATTTAGTGATATGGTTGATGGCGCCTGGACTTATATCAAGGATTGGTTTGGTGGGTTATGGAAAGGTTTGAAAGATTTAGTATTTGATGTAGGTGGAATGGTTACAGGTGCTTGGACTAAAATTAAAAACTGGTTTGGCAGTTTATGGGACAAACTGTTTGATTTTGAAATTAAAATGCCAAACTTTAAGCAATATTTGCCAAAATGGATGGGCGGCGAAGGTAAGTCTTTGTTTGGATCCGATGATGATACAGTTTCGTCAAGTACAGTTTCATCATCATCAGTCGAAACTGAACCAACAGCCGTAGCAAGTGTTGATCCATCTGATGCCTTTTCTGGCATGACAACTCAGCTAAGTATGTTAAATACTAAGCTAGACAAGTTAATAACAAAAACTACTGCTAATACAACAGCAGTAAAAGCGTTAAACGGTAATATACAAGCTGGATAGCATTAGGAAAAATATATGAGCTGGAAAAAATACTTTACACCTGTAGAAGGGGACAACGGCGCAAGCAGTCCTTTAACAATGACTGGACAACAACCTGGCCCTGCTAGATCAAATTACAGTAGCTATTTGCCAGATGTGTACACAGGCGCACCTAATAGAACAGAACGTTATGGTCAATATAATGTTATGGATATGGATAGTGAAGTAAATGCTGCACTAGATATTTTAGCAGAATTTTGTACACAACAAAATCCAGTTAACAAAACAGCATTCAATCTTGATTTTAAAAAGAGCGCAACTAATAGTGAAATTAAAGTACTTGAACAATATCTACAACAGTGGAGCAAATCAAACGACTTTAATACTAGAATGTTTCGAATTGTTAGAAATGTTTTTAAATACGGAGATGCGTTTTTCTTAAGAGATCCAGAATCAAAAGTTTGGTATTATATTGATCCGGCAAACGTTGCTAGTATTATTGTTAACGAATCACAAGGCAAGAAACCAGAACAATATATTGTTAAAAATATTAATTTTAACTTTGTTGACAAAGTAGCAACAACACCGTATACAACAAACGGAAATGTTACCGGAGGCGGAGACGGTTACTTAACTGGTGGTGTTCGAGGAATGGTCGGAAACAATGCTCAAGCAAGTAGTACATCAAGATTTGGACAACATGACAAGACTAAAGAACATTCTATTGCCGCAGAGCATATGGTACATTTAAGTTTAAGCGAAGGTTTAGACAACAACGCACCGTTTGGCAATAGCTTATTAGAAAGTATATTTAAAGTATACAAACAAAAAGAATTATTAGAAGATGCTATTATTATTTACAGAACACAAAGAGCACCAGAGCGTAGAGTGTTTTATGTTGACGTAGGTAATATGCCGTCACACCTGGCTATGCAGTTCGTAGAACGTGTAAAAACTGAAATCCATCAGAGACGTATCCCGTCAAAAACTGGTGGAGGTACTAGTGTAATCGATAGTGCTTATAATCCGTTGTCAACTAATGAAGATTATTTCTTCCCACAAACTGCTGAAGGGCGTGGATCTAAAGTTGAAACATTGCCAGGCGGTACTAACTTAGGTGAAATTGATGACTTAAAATACTTTACTAATAAACTTATTAGAGGTTTACGTATTCCAAGTTCATATCTGCCTAGTGCGGCACAAGATGAAGGTCAAGGACAATTTAATGACGGCCGTGTTGGAACAGCATATATACAAGAATTAAGATTTAACAAATACTGTGAACGTTTACAAAATTTAGTAGCAGAAGTTTTTAATCAAGAATTTAAAAAGTATCTAATTGAAAAAGGTGTAAACATTGATATTGCTATGTTTGATCTTTTATTTCAACCTCCACAAAACTTTGCTAGTTACAGACAAAGCGAGTTAGACAATCAGCGTATTGGAACATTTGGACAAATTCAAGCAGTTCCATTTATTAGTAATAGATATGCGCTCAAACGTTTCTTAGGAATGTCAGATTCAGAAGTAGCAGAAAACGAACGTATGTGGAGAGAAGAAAATGACGAAATGATTAATCTAAGTCCTACTGACGCAAGTGCTGAAATGAGAGGCGCCGGAGTAACAGGTGGCGGAATTGACGCAGACTTAGATGCTGGTGTTGATATGGTAGATGATACTGCTGACCCAACAGTAGAGCCAGCCGCTGACGCAGGCGGTGGTGGAACAGACGTAGCACCAGAAGCACCACCGGAGGCATAAATAGTAATATGATACTAAGAGAATTATTTTATTTTGACAAAGAAACTATTGAGCCTGTTGAGGACAAGAGTTATGATCCTGCGAGCGACGAAAGCATTGTTAATCGTGATGATACACGTAAGACACGTTTAACATTACGTCAAATTAATAAAGCACGTAAAGCATCTGAATTACACAACGAAGAAAAAGATAAAGAATTAGTATTTGTACGTCAAATGTACGGTATTCAAGGTCAACCTGAAGTATAGAGGTTTAAATGACAGTAGCATTTGTTGTTGGCAACGGCACTAGCCGTAAGTCAATTGATTTAAATCAATTAAAAAAATACGGAAAATTTTATGGATGTAATGCTCTTTATAGAGATTACACGCCTGACTATCTAGTTGCGGTTGATGTAAAAATGATACTTGAAATTAATCAGGCCAAATGGCAAATGAATAATGAAGTATGGACTAATCCAAATAAACAATATCACGGAATGCAAGGATTTCATATGTTTCAACCAAGTAAAGGTTGGAGTAGTGGTCCAACAGCATTATGGTTAGCTAGTACACACAGGCATGACACAATATACATATTAGGATTTGATTTCCACGGATTACAAGATAAACAAGGCAACCGTTCTAGGGTAAATAACTTATACGCAGGAACACATAATTACAAAAGAGAAAGTGAACCTGCAACATATTTTGGAAATTGGGAGAGGCAAACAACTTCAACTTGCGAAGCACACGCACAAATAAATTACATACGTGTAGTAGAGGACAAAGATGATTTTGTCCCTAAACATTTAAAGAAATGTAATAACTTGTCACATATAACAGTAAGCGAATTTAAAAGATATTATGATTTTTAGATAAAAAATACCAAAACGGCTCATTATAGTGCCGTTTAACCCCTATTTTTTAATCTAAATGTAAATACTATTAGACAGTCTTACCAGTTAAACTATAATAGGAGAAAACAATGGCAGATCAAAGCAAACTCGAGCAAATGCTCGAAAAATTGGTTAATAACGATCGCGATGGCGCAGATCAGTTATTCCATGAATTTGTGATTGAAAAATCACGTGGTATCTATGAAGAGATGCTAGAATCAGAATTAAAAGATTTAGAAGTAGATGAAGCTTCGGATGAAGAGGTAGATGAAGCATCAGATGATGAAGAAACTAACGAAGCATCAGACGAAGAAGTAGATGAAGCATCAGATGATGAAGAAACTAATGAATCTACTGACGAAGAAGTTGACGAAGCTTCAGATGAAGAAGTTGACGAAAACTTTGGAGAATTTACACCAGAAGCACCAATGGACGACATGGACGCAACAGGCGATCTAGAAGACGCAATGGATGATAAAGACGGTGAAGAAAAAGATTCTATGGACGATATGGACGACGAAGGCGAAGAAGAGCTTGAGAAGAAAGTAGTTGACCTAGAAGATGCACTAGACGAGCTTAAGGCAGAATTTGAAAAAATGATGTCAGGTGACGAAGGTGAAAAAGATGACGCAGACGCAGATGAAATGCCAATGGACATGGATGATGCTGATGCTGATAAGGGAGAGGCATTTGATGTCGCTCCCGAACTTAGTGTTGAAGAAGAAGTACCAGCTTTCGAAGGCAAAAAGACTGCCGGAGAGCAAATGAGAGAGTATGTGGACACAGTAAATTTGCCAAAAGGCGAAGACAATAAAGCAAAATCTCCAGTTGCTGGTGCTAACAACATGGGCGGAACAACAGCTAATATTGCTAAAGGTTCAAGTGAAGAAAAAGGGCGTACAGCTCCTACTTCAAAAGAAGATAGCGCAGGGAACGTAAATGTACCAGGCGGTAAAGCTTCTAAGTCAATGTCAAACACTAAAGGCCATGGCGCAGAGAAAAAAGGCGCAGGCGAAACTGGAACAGATAGTAAATCACCTATCGGTTCTAAATAGTTAAGGAAAACTAGATGTTAAACCTAACCGAGACACTTACATTCGACCAAGCTAATATGGTCGTGGAGCATACTGAAAATGATGCAGGTGGAAAAGACCTGTATTTAAAAGGTATCTGCATTCAAGGTGGTGTTCGTAACGCTAACCAGCGTGTATATCCTGTTAATGAAATCAGTAGGGCTGTCAACACGCTCAACGATCAAATTAAAGGCGGGTATAGTGTACTAGGTGAAGTAGATCATCCAGAAGGACTTAATGTTAATTTGGATCGTGTAAGCCATATGATTACTGAAATGTGGATGGACGGACCAAATGGTTACGGAAAATTAAAAATCATTCCAACTCCGATGGGGCAACTAATTCAAACCATGATTCAAAATGGTGTAAAGTTAGGTGTTTCATCGAGAGGATCAGGAAATGTAAAAGACGATGGTAGCGGAGAAGTCAGCGAGTTTGAAATTATTACTGTTGATGCCGTTGCCCAACCAAGTGCTCCGGGAGCATATCCGACTCCAATTTACGAACACTTAATGGATACTCGTGGTGGGTATAAGGCATTACAACTAGCTCAAGAATTAAAGGGCGATACTAAGGCACAGAAATACTTGAAGGAATCGTTGGTTAACATTATCAACGGACTTCGCTAATTAGGAGAAAAAGAATGTTAGATGCACTGAAAGCACTCTTTGAAAATAACGCTATTTCAGAAGACATTCGACAAGAAATCGAAGAAGCATGGAATTCACGAGTTCAAGAGAACAAAATGAATACCACAGCTGAACTCCGTGAGGAATTTGCTCAGAAGTATGAGCATGACAAAGCAACAATGGTGGAAGCTATTGATAAAATGCTTAGTGAAAAACTTACGGAAGAAATCACTGAATTCGCCGATGATCGCCAAAAGTTAGCTGAAGCTAGAGCAAAATATGCAGTAGCACAGCGTGAAAACGCTGATCTAATGAAAAGTTTTGTTGTAGATCAACTATCAAAAGAAATTGGTGAACTTCACGAAGATCAGAAAGCAATGGCAGGCAAGTTTTCTAAACTTGAAGAGTTCATTGTAGATTCTTTGTCTAATGAAATCGCAGAGTTTTATGAAGATAAGAAAGATTTAGCAGAAACGAAGGTACGTTTAGTACGTGAAGCTAAGTCACATCTAGCTAAGGTTAAGAAAGAGTTTATCTCCGGCGCAACAAAACTAGTTGTGGAAACAGTTGACAAAGGTCTAAAGAAAGAAATTGGTCAACTTAAGGAAGACATTGATACGGCTCGTGAAAACGATTTTGGCCGTAAATTGTTTGAAGCATTCAGCAACGAATACCAAAACAGTTACCTCAATGAAAAATCTGAAACTGCTAAACTATTAAAAGTAGTTGAGTTGAAAGATAAGCAATTAGCTGAAGCTAAAAAAG